ACCTGTCGAGCGACGACGAGTACTACGGCGGCGGCGACGTCGACTTCACAAGCGTCCAATTCTGAGCGGAGGTGCCCGTGGCTGACGAGAACGAGATCGGATACCAGGCGGGCACCCTCACGCAGTGGGCTTCGCTCCTGGCGGAGGTCAACGAGTCCAACCCGGACATGATGTGGCCGGAGTCGAACAACGTCTATGACCGCATGCGCTCCGAGGACTCGCAGGTCGGGTCCGTGCTCCGTGCCGTCACGCAGCCGATCCTCTCGACCGACTGGGTGATCAACTCGAACGGAGCGCCCGAGCACGTCGTGCGCCATATCGCCTCCGACTTCGGACTCCCCGTGAAGGGGGAGAAGCCCGCCCCGCCGCTACGTACCCGCGACCGGTTCCAGTGGACCGAGCACGCGCGGCTCGCGCTGCTCTCCCTGGTGTTCGGACACTCGTTCTTCGAGCAGGTGTACCGCGCGGAAGACGGGCTCTACCACCTGCGGAAGCTCGCATGGCGACCGCCCCGCACGATCGCCGAGATCAAGGTAGACCGCGACGGCGGCCTCGTCGGCATCCGCCAGCACGGCGTTCCCGAGCTCATCGGCGTCGAGCGCCTGGTCGCGTACGTCAACGAGCGCGAGGGCGCGAACTGGCTCGGCCGGTCCCTGCTGCGCACCGCGTACAAGAACTGGCTGCTCAAAGATCGCTACCTCCGCGTGCAGGTCGTGGCCGCCGAACGTAACGGCCTCGGCATGCCGCTATTCGAGGGGGCACCGCTCCCGACCAACGTCAACATGACGCTCGAAGAAGCGAAAGCGTGGCAGGCGTCCGAGCGGCAGGCGGGCTTGGCCATCGCGAAGAAGGCGAAGTCGGGCATCGAATCGGGAGTCTCCATCCCCAACGGCGCCAACTTCTCCTTCGTCGGCGTCACCGGGACCCTGCCCGACATGGATGCCCCCATCCGGTACCACGACGAGCAGATCGCGCGCGCGGTGCTCGCCCACTTCCTCAACCTCGGAACCGAGACGGGATCATGGGCGCTCGGCTCCACGTTCGCGGACTTCTTCACCAACTCCCTCAACGCCGTGGCCCAGCACATCGCCGCCATTACACAGGCGCACGTCGTCGAAGACCTCGTCGACGCGAACTGGGGCACGGACATGCCGGCGCCCCGGATCGAGCCCGCCAAGATCGGCGCGAAGCACCCCGCAACCGCCGAGTCCATCAAGCAGCTGCTCGAGTCCGGCGCGATCGAGCCCGACGAGGCGCTCGAGGCGGACATGCGCTCGCTCTACAACCTGCCCGTCAAGGACGAGGCCACGAAGCGTGAGCTGCCGAAGCGCACCGACACCGCCCCGAAGGAGGCCGCATGAGCAAGTTCACCGCGCCCGGCACCCCGCCTCGCGCAGACCAGAGTGCCGGTGGAGAGCGCCACAGCCGCCGATACTGGGGCTCGATGGAGCCGCCGACGGACAAGATCGACTTCTTCAGCGCTCTCACCGCACCCACGGCGGAAGGTGATGCGACGGTCGCGACCATCCGCATGTACGGTCCGATCGACTCGTGGGGCGGATGGTGGGGCATCTCCACCGAGGACGTCGGGCGGGTGCTCGACGCGCTGCCGGAGAGCGTCTCCGAAATCGTCCTGCGCATCAACTCGCCTGGTGGCGAGGTGTGGGAGGCCATGGCCATCCTCAACATGCTCGGAGCACATCGCGCTCGCGTCGTCGCGGTCGTGGACGGAATCGCCGCATCCGCGGCATCGTTCATCGCCGCGAGCTGCGACGAGACCGTGATGAGCCCCGGCAGCCAGATGATGATCCACTCGCCATCCTCCATCGCCTGGGGGAACGCGGTCGAGATGCGAAAGACCGCCGACTTCCTCGACACCCTGCAGGAGTCGATGATCGAGGTCTACACCGCCAAGGCGGGAGCGCAGGATTGGCCGACGCTCCTCGGCGAAGAGACGTGGCTCACTGCCGCCCGAACCGTCGAGCTCGGGCTCGCAGACCGCGTCGACGTCGTTCCCGACGCGGGCACGGCCACCACTGTCGGGGCCGAAGAAGAGGAGGACCTGGTCGTCTTCCTCAGCGACGACGACCCGGACGCCGAGGCGCGTGCCGCCCGCGTCCACGCTGCTGCCGCCACCGCGCGCGCCGCAGCCCCCAAGCCCCCGAGCTCGTCCGAGCCGGGAGAACCCAACCGAAAGGAGAACGTCGTGGCATACGACGAGCTCAAGGCTGGCTTCGCGAAGCGGCTCGGCGTGTCCGAGGCCGATGTCACGGACGAGATGCTGTTCGCAGCACTCGACGAGGCGCTCGAGGAGCAGGTCGACCCCACCACGCAGCCCGCCGCGGCGCTCCCCGCCGGTACCCGCGCCATCGACGAGACGGTTCTCGCCGAACTGCAGGCCAACGCCCGACTCGGTGCCGAGGCCCGCGCCGAGCAGGACCGCGTGCGACGCGACGGCATCATCGCCACCGCGATGAGCGAGGGGCGCATCACCGCCACCTCGCGCGACACCTGGCGCACCGCCCTCGACGAGAACGAGGAGCGGACCGTCGGCCTGCTCGACGGCCTCGCCAAGAACACCCTGCCGGTCTCCGAGATCGGCGTGTCCGACACGCTGCAGAGCGGCGAGGCGGCGCTCTACGCGTCCGTCTACGGCAAGAAGGAGGCCTGATCATGGCTGACCACCTGCTCAAGTTCAAGCCGGGACAGTCCGTCTCGTTCACCGCCACCACCGCCATCACCGGCGGCCAGATCGTCGAGGTCACCGGCGACCGCCGCGTGGGCGTGCCCACCTCGGCCGCCTCGGCCAAGGCCATCGGCACCGCCGGCCACGACGCAGCCAACGGCGACCAGGTCATCGTGCACATCGCGGGCCCCGTCGACACGTTCACCTCGGCCGCAGCCATCTTGGCCGGCGCGAACGTGGAGGCCGCCACCGCGGGCAAGGCGCAGACCGCCACCACCGGCCGGGTCCTCGGACTCGCCCTGTCCGCCGCAACCGCGGCCGACCAGACCATCCAGGTTCTCCGGGCCTGAGGAGGGACCCCAGCATGATCAACTACCCCGTCCCCGGGTCCACGCTCGCCAACACCACGGTGGCGCAGGCCCAGGCGTTCCTGAAGTCGCCGACGCTGCTCGCGCAGCGCATGGCCGAGATCCTCTCGGATCACAACTTCCTCGCCCACTACCTGCTGCGCGGTCAGTACCGCATGGTCGGCGGTGCCGTGGCGTTCGTGCCCGACGAGTCCACCTCGTCCGGCGCGAAGGCGGAGACCGTCGCCCCCGGCGGCGAGTACCCGCTCACCGCCCTCCCCGTCGACACCGCGGTGCTGGTCGCGGCGCTCAAGAAGGGCCTCGCCACCGAGGTCGCGGACGAGACCGTCGGCCGCCTGCAGATGGACCCCGTCGAACGCGCGCTGCAGATGCTCGCGTACGACATGGTCTCGCAGTTCGACGAGGCGGCCATCTCGGCCATCCGATCCGCCGTGTCGCAGACCGTGTCGGGCGGATCGTGGGCGGCCGGCAACGCCACGCAGATCGTCACCGACGTCGAGGTCGCCAAGGCCACCATCAAGGGTCAGAAGAAGGGCTACCGCGCCACCAGCGTGGTGCTCACCGACCTGCAGTGGGCCGCCGTGGCCCCGGTGCTGTTGCCCCTGCTGCCGCGCGAGTCGGGCAACCCCATCCTCGCGGGCGGGTTCCCCAACATCCTCGGCGTCGACTGGGTCAGCTCCTCGGACCTGCCCGCCGGATGGGTGCCCCTCGTCACCGACGCCGACAACCTCGGCGGCATCGGGCACGAGGACATCCCCTCGGAGGGCTACGTCTCGCTCTCCTCGGTCGCGGCGCAGAACCGGTCGAACGTCGAGGTGAAGCGCTCCCGCCAGGAGAACGACTCCACCCGCATCCAGGTCCGCAAGGCCGACGTGCCCGTCGTTCGTAACCCCAACGCGGGCGCGAAGATCACCGGGACGGGCATCTGATGGCCGCCGTCGTAACCGCCCCGGCGGTGCAGGTCATCGTCGGCGGCCGGGCGCACTTCCTCGAGGAGGGCGCCGTCCTCCCCGAGGGTGTCGACGAGGCGACCCTGAAGCGCTTCCGCGCCGAGGGGCTCATTGCCGACGAGGCCAAGGCTGAGCAGGTCGACGAGGGCGTCTACAAGGACGTCTCCGTGAAGGACCTCAAGGCTGACCTGGCCAAGCGCAACGAGGGTCGCGAGGGTGACGCCAAGATCACCCCCGCCGAGCCGGGCAATCGCCCCGAGATCGTCGCGGCGCTGCTCGCCGACGACGCGGCACAGAAGTAACCCTGAAGGGGGCGATGGTGAAGATTACGCACACGGACCTCGGCATCCAGGACGAGGACCTCGCCCGCCGAGTGCTGGTGCGCGCTCGCACCATCGCCCCCTGCATCGACAACTTCCCCGAGGACAGCGAGCAGCGGCTCGACGCGATCGCCATCATCAAGGGCGTCGTCGCGGAACTCCCCGCCGCAGGAGAGTCGCGCATCCGCTCCATGGGCCGGAACGGCACCAGCATCACGCTCGCCGCCATCGCGTCCGCCTTCGACGGTGACGCGAGCATCAGCCTCCGGTCCCTCTGTGGCGAGGCGGCGGGCCAACAAGGTGAACCTCTGGGGTCATTCCCCGAGCTGACGCCACTCAGTCGCATCTTCCGCGAGGGACCATACACATGAGCCTCTCTGCATGGGACGGCCCCTTCTGGTGGCCCCACGAGGTGACCGTCGAAGACGCGAACCAGGCAGGCGGATCGGGCACCAAGTACGCAGCACCGCGGTCCGTGAAAGCGGAAGTCCGCGATGAGCAACGCATCGTCATCGGGGCTGACGCCAGTGAGCACGTCTCCAACACACAGGTGACAGTGCCTCTGGGGGCCGCGGTCCCGGTCGGGTCGATGGTGACCGTCTGGGCGGGCCGGGTCGGCGCCCGACGCGCGCGCGTCATCGCCGTGCAGCGCGACGAGAACCCGCCGCCGCTTCCCTCTCACCTGATCCTCTCGCTGCAGTAAGGAGGCTGGCCTGTGGCCAAGTTCAATCCGATCAAGACGCAGCTCGAAGCATCCATCACGAAGGGCCTCCGAAAGGGTGGCCAGGCTGTGATCAAACGCATGAAGGAGCTCAGTCCCACCGACACGGGCGAGTCCGACAAGACGGGCTTCGTCGCCGTGGACGACCTCTCTGTGCAGGTCGGCTTCACTTCGCTGGTGTCGAGGCTGAACAACGAGAACCTCGACTGGAATCACGACGGCGGCGGCCAGGCCAAGTTCGCCGAGGCGGCTGTCGATCAGGTCGACATCGGCCCCATCATCGCCGCGCAGAACAGGTCGGATCTCGGTGGATGACGCCGAACTCACCCGCTGGCTCGTGGAGCAGCTCGGCTCGATCAGCGGGTGGATGTGGTCTGCCGACGGGCCGTACGACCTCTCAGCCGACGCGACCCACCTGTACGAGGGGCCGATACCCGCTGAGGCACGCCGAGCAGTCGGCGTCCGCGTCTTCGGAGGGTCGGACGACGAAGAGACCGAGACCAAGACACGCCGCGTGCAGCTTCGCTCTCGCGGCGACGAGGGTGACCCGAACGGCGCGAACCGCGTCGCGGACGCCGCCTTCGCACATCTTCGGCGCCTGCTGCGGGAGGGCGTCGTGAGCGCGATCACCCGCACCTCGTTCGATCCCGCCGGGGTCGACCAGAACGGTCGCGAATCGCGCACCGACAACTACCTGATCATCTTCGACAATGAGGAGGCTCCGTCGTGAGCAAGCGTGTCCCCACCCCTCCCGGCTTCGTCCGGGGCAAGTCCTATGAGTACGGCCTCCGCGTCAACGTCGCCGGGCGCGACGAGCCCGCCGAGTTCATCGACGTGCGGAAGCTGTTCGGATACAGCCCCACGTTCACCCCCACCACCAGCGACGCTCGCACCTACGACGACGCCGGATCCCAGAACAACAGCGTCGATGGATGGTCGTTCGCGCTCGCGTTCTCGACCCACGTGCTGCGTTCGATGGAGACAGGCGAGTACCTGCCCGAGATCGAAGCGCTCCGCGCGCGGACGCTCCCATCGGCACTCGACCTGGACGCCGAGATCGAGGTGCAGTTCTTCCACAAGCCCGCCAAGGGCGCCCCCAACCTCGAGGACGCCGGCCAGGGCTTCGCCACCGTCAGCTACCAGCGAGGGCAGACCGCCCCCGACGGTCAGACGGAGACGTGGAACTGGACCCTCACCGGCGTCGGCGCCTACGAGGAGATCGAGAACCCCTTCATCGGGTGGCCCGGAGACGCGCCCATCGTGTCCCTGCTCGAGCCCGCCACCGGCCCCGCCGGGGAGCTCGTCACCATCCGCGGCACCGGGTTCAAGGACGCAGCCGGGACGATCCTCGTCACCGGCGCGGACGGCGTGAAGTTCGGCGCGACCAACGCGACCGACTACAACGTCGTCAGCGCGACCGCCCTCACCGCGATCGTCCCGGCCGGAGCGGCAGGCGCGGCCAACGTGGTCGTGAAGTCCACCGCCGGCACCGCCGCGGCTCGTCCCTTCACCCGGACGGCCTGACCGTGTCCAGCGCGGTCGACTTCTCGGAGTGGGTCGCGCCCGGCCTCAAGATGCCGCTGGGGGA